CGGCACTCGCATCGTCAACCGTGCGGACACCTTCGACTGCAGCGCCTCGGCCGCGAGGTATTCGCGCACCGACAGCGGTTCAATGGCGGCCCAACACTCGAACGCGAGCGACCATTCGGGCGTGATGCCGCCCGAGTCCGGATCCTGCACGTCGGTCCGCGTCTCGAACCGGACCCTATGCCGCAGCCGTCCCGCTTCCAGTGCCACTGAATACCCTGTCAATCGTTGAACGCTTGAAACACCGGAGCGCCGTCTGCCGACTGCAATTCACGACGTCGATCTGCTTCTGCTGCAAGATTCGCGCGAGCCGCTCGAACGCCCGGCACCAGTTGACGAAGTTCGCGCGCGAGTCGAGCGGCTTCGGGTGCGAACCGTAATAGTGCCGGCGCCCCGCAGCGCCCTCTTTCATGTCGTAGCCGACGAGCACGATGCGTTTGGCGCCCAGGTGCATCGCGAGATGCACGGCCTGATAGCCGGAATTGCCGCCGCTCGCGAGATGCGTCGGACGCTTGTCGTACACGACCTCGTGCGAGCGCTCGAGCGAGTAGACCTCGGCAAAGCCGACGCGCGCATTGGCGACCTTTCGGCCCGCGAAGGCGAGCGCATGGTCCTTGTACGCCATCCACCACTTGCCGTCCGCCGCGTACAGAATGTCCGCCCAGGGCGCGAGTGCGGGGATCCATTCGCGCGACACGCTGTCGAGCGTGTCGATGCCGGTGTTGCTGACCGCAATCACCTTGCAGCGGCCGCGACACAGCTCCGCGTCCGCGCGCGTCATGGACGGACCGGCTGCGAAGATCGCGACCGTTTCGCCTTCCCATTCGCGCGTGACTTTCCAAGGCGTGCTCATGCCACCGTGTATTGACGGTACTTGGGCCCGAGACACGCGATGACGGCCCGCGGCAGGTATCCGAAGCCGAACTGCGCGTCGACCACGTCAGAGGCCGTCGGCTCGCGATTCCTGAAGTAGTCCGCGACGAGAAGCAGCGTCGCGCGCTTGATCTGCGGCGGCACCACGGTCGATTCGGACGGACTCGAGGTGTCGGACGTATCGCTCGTGTCGGAAGTGTCCGAGGTATCGCCCGCCGGAATGGCGATCAGTTCGCCCGACGTGTCCATGAACTCGAGGCGCGCATCGCCGATGTAATCGATGATGGCGGCCGAGGCGTCATAGATCATCTGTTGAATCAGATCATCGCTCGCATCGAAGTCCTGGCTGACTTGCGCCTTCGCCTCCTCGAGCGTGACGAGTGCGACCGGCGTCACCACTTGCTCCCGTCGGCGCCCATCTGCGTGAGATCTCGCCCGCGCTCGCCCGGCGGCCCTCGCTCACCGCGCTCGCCGTCTTTACCGTCCTTGCCATCGCGACCCTTGCGGACCGAGAGGCGCCAATCGTCGTTACCGCCGGGCGCGAGCTCCGTGTCTCGTTGCGCGATCCACTGCTCGCCGCCGCGCGAGACGACGTCCCCCTGCGAATACCTGCCAGCCTTCCAGCCGCCGCGGTCGAGCGGATGCAGCATGCGGGTTTCAAGCTGCGTCGCACTGCCGTCCGTGAGTTCGATCCGGTGGACGAGCGTGCGCTCGTCCTTCTGCTCGATGGCGACTTGGGCGATGCCCTGAACGAGCACGGACCAGCCAGCACGCCCGAGTTCGAGATCGCCGAGCGGTTCTGTGGTGCGAAATGCCTGCACGAGCCCGCCGCGGTGGCGTGCAATCGTGCCGCGCGCGTACGTGCGCACCGCCTCGATTCGGTCGAGGATCTCGAGCGCGAGCGCATCGCGCCCGTCCTTGCCGTCGGCGCCACGTTCGCCGCGCTCCCCCGCGGAGCCGTCTTTGCCATCGGCCCCGCGTTCGCCGTCCTTGCCCGGCGCACCGGGCGCTCCGTCTTTTCCGGGTTCCCCCGGTCGCCCATCCAGCCCCGGTACGCCGGGCGTGCCCTGTTCGCCCGGCGGTCCTTGCGTCATGGCCCGCGTCGAGAGTTCGGCGAGCGCCTCGCGCACCGGACGAAGCTGTTCGGTGACGAACTCGCGCACGACTCCTGCCACGAGCTCTGCGAGCGCGGTCGGATTCTTCATGCGCCGACCCTCTCGACGAGCGCCGAACGAAGCGCGCCCAGGAATTCAAGCGACCGCGCAGCATCGTCTGGCGGCTCGTCGGTCGCCTGCGCTTGAGGCGCCGGCAACGCGGGCGCCGGCGTCGAAGGCTTCGCGAACGGGTCCGCCTGGTCGCGCTCGTTGAGCGCTTCGATGCTGAACTGCTGCTGCTGCAGGTAGACCGTATTGCCGCCGGTGAGCGGGCGCTTGTTGGCTTTCTTGCGTGCTTCGTTGGGCGTGAAGATTGACCCGGTCACGCCGTCTGCAAGCACCTTGACCTGCGTCGCCGAGTCCATCCGGATCAGGTCGTCCAGGTCGAGTTCGGCCCAGAGGTTGCGGCCGTCCTTCGGCTCGTCGAGCCCGAGACCGTAGCTCACGACATTCTCGTATTGCTCGATCAGGCTCTGCAGGCAGTCCGAGTAGTAGATCTGGTTCATCGTCTCGGCCGAATAGGTCGGCACGGGACCGAACCCGAGCTTGAACGGCGGCACGTGGAAGCAACTGCAGACGACCTCGGCCGACCATTTCAACTGGTCGATCATCTGCGCCTCGGCCGCGGTCATTGCGATCGTCTGGTACTTGACGCCATCGCCCAATACGGCCGTCTTTCCCGCGTTCGCGCCGCCGAAACTTTCGTCCCAGAGGATCTTCATCTCGCGCGCCTTGTCCGGCTTAATCGGACCGGGCGCGATCAGGATGCCGCCCGGGCGCGACATGTTCTGAAAAAAGTTCGTCGAGTTGTTCTGCGCCGCGAGCCCCTGCGTCGCCGCCAGTCCGCAGGCGAAGATCGGCGATAAGCCGACGAGCGGATGAAACAGGCAGTTCATCCGATCGTGGAAGATTTCAGACTGCGGCACGACGACCGTGTCCTCAACGCCCGAGATGTTGTCCTGCGTGAGCTCGTAGAACACGAGCCCGTCGGGCGATACGAGCGGCTTCACGCGGCACGGATCGAGCACATAGGCGGCGATCACCACGCCCCGCTGGTCGCGCACCTTGAGCGCGTAGGTATTACCGGAGCGAAGTTTCGACGTGATCCACGTCTCGCGAAACTGCACCGGGTTCTGGAAGTGGTTCGGGTGCTTGAGAAACGGCGAAAAGGCGGCGCTCGCGGTTTCCTCCCAGATGCCCTCGTCGGCCGTCTCCTGGATGAGGCGCATGCAGAGTTTGCCGACGTCGTTCGCGATCAGCGTGATGCACGCGAACACGGCGTGGTACGCGAGCACGAGGTCGGGACGTATCTCGACGTTTTGCTGCCAGGCGCCGGTGAACGACTCGCGAATGACCGGCCACCAGCCGCCGCCGCCCGAACTGCTGATCGGCGGCATGAGGTTCGGCGCGGCACGGCGCGACAACTGGAACCCGAAAGGTAGGCGCATCAGTCCTCGGCCGCGTTTTGCGCGCGTTTGGAGCGCCTGCGCGGCCGCTCGGCATCCGCGACGTCCGTCGCAGCCGACTCGGCCGGTTGTGCGGCAAGGGCCAATATGAGCAGGCGCGCGTGAGCATCTTGGGCGTCGAACGTATCGCCCTGTTTCAGGCGGCGGTCGCCGTAGCGCTGCGCGCGCAGTGCGATGAGTGTTTGCATGGCGTAAAGAGGGGCGGCCCGCAGGCGACCGCCCCAGACCCTCACAGGATCAGGTGCCGCAGGTCGAATACGCAGCGTTCTGGATCCACTGCACGGCGCCCGCGCGCCGCTTCTGGTAGTTGATCCAGCGCTCGGCCCGCAGACCGATCATGTTGCGCTGCCAGAGGCTGTAGTTCGGCGTTGTCGAGCCCGCCATGTCGAGCGTTGCCTCGCGGCTCGAGTCGAGCGTCACACCGCCATCATCCGCGAGCAGGATTTCCGACTGCTTGATGAAGTAGATGTTCTCGCCCGTGGTATCGCTCTCGATGTTTTCGGAGGTGATGACCGGCAGCCCTGCGAGCGTGCCGCCCTGCGCGCCGAGCGACGGGAATTCCGGCTGCCCGAGCGCATTCGTCATGAGCCCGAGTGTCGCGCCCATCGTCTCCGACATCACGATCACCACACCCGAGGTCGACAGATTCGCGCCGAGCATCGCGGCGAGCGCGTTCCTGACATCGCACCGTACCGCCGCCGCGTCAGTGCCGGTCGCCGGAATCGGCGTCACACCGCGCGGCAGACCGGCCGGAACGCCCGTCGCCGCAGCGACCGACTCCGACAGCATCTGCTGGTCGATGAACTCCGAAATGGCGGCGACCAGGTCGCGTCGCACGGTGTCCTCGGCGGACGGGCTCGAGAGCCGCGCGAGCTCCTCCGAAATCACCACGATGCCCGCTACCTTCGAATAGCCCATCGTCAGAGTGTCGAAGTGGACTTCGCCGACCGGCTTGACGCCGGCCTCGGCGACCCAGTTCACGAGCGAACCGGAGGTCTGCACCGGGATCTTGACGTTGAACGGCACTTTCCGGAAGTTGAGCCGACCCAAGATCGTCGAGGCGCGCAGCAGCTCGATGAACTCGGAGGCGAGATTCATCGGAATGACGAGCGGCGCGGCAAAGTCCGAATCGGTCGTGATGCCGGGGTTCGCGCGCTGCTCGAGCACCTGCAGCACTTCGGGCGTCGAGTCCTTCCAACGCTGCGCGAACCGCAGCGCGTCCGAGAGACTGCCGCGACTGTTCGCGAGCGCCATCGCGTAGCGCATGAACGCCGTGCCCTTCGGCATGTTCGGGCGGCCCGGCGTGAACGCGGCGCCGCTTCGCACCTGCATCGACTGGTCGGCCGACTGACCGGCGACGGCGACCGCCTGCACGACGGAGAGCCGCTCGAGATCGCGCAGCGTCTTGATGTGAGTGTCGAGCGATCGAATGTCGGCCAAGGCCGTGTCGACCGTTTCCTGCTCCTCGCTCGTCAGGGTGCGCAGGCCGTCGGTGGCCGCAGCATCGGTGACGAGTTTTGCCTGGGCGTGACGCGCGGCGCGCGTGGCTTCCGCCTGGCGAATCTGCTCTTGCGTATTCATGGATCCTCGATGAGTGATTGAAGGTTTCGCCGAAGCATCGGCCGGAAGTGAACGGACGACGCGCGCTGCCTCGGTGCCCGGCAGGGCAGGCGGCGCAGAGTCGTCGGTCAAGTTGAGAATCGAATGCACCGCCGAGCGCACGCTTTCGATCGTGGCTTCGGCGTTGCCGGGAATCGTCACGACGGAGGTCTCGGCCCAGAGCCAGCGCAGGATGCGAATGCCGTCGCGCTCGAGCGTGTTGAAGCCGACGGAGAGTCCGCGCACGAGTCCAGCCTTGACGGACTGCCACGCGAGCTCCACGCGATCGCGCAAGGGACCGGGCTCCTCGACCTTGCCGAACTGCGCCCGGATCCGGATACCGTCGTTCGTGACCTTCGCTTCGACCACGTTGCCGACCGGCTGCAGCTTGTCGTGCTGCCACAGCAGCGGCATCGGCAGATCGAACACGGCGCCGCGCGGCTCGATGACCGTGCCGAACCGATCAACGGCGACGGTATTCGCGGTGCCCACGATCTCGCGCCGTTCGTTATCGACGGCGCGGATGGTCAGAACGCTGTATCCACGGTCCATGCCGGGCAACCTCACATGATGTATATCGGGTACGCCTTGCGGCGCGACTCCGGGTTCTGCGACATGAGCGTGACGGCGTTGAAGAGCGCCATCAGCGGGTCGATCTTCGCCGCACCCGCGAGCTGCTTCGTGATGATGATCGCGTTGCCGCGTGGCTCGACCTTGGCATTCGCGACGCACCACGCCATGAGCGGCTGCCCGCCGTGCCGCAGCTTGCCCTCGGCGAGGAATCGCTCTGCCGACTTGATGGCCCCGAACAGACGCCAGCCCTGAGAGATCCCGACGATGCGATCCGCGGCGATGTCCTGCGCGACGATGGCATCGACGATCGTGCCGATGCCCGCCTGGTCGACGCCGACCCGGTCGAGGACGCCCGCGGCGTCAATGCGCGCGACGATTTCGGCGACCTGCTGGACGTCCTGGCCGATCTCCTCGACGATGGTCAGATCGCCGTCGCGTTCGAAATCCCGGAACTTCGACGCCTCGGACTTGCGACGCTCGAGCACGATCGGATGCACCCAGGCGTGCGTCCACACGAGCCAGGCGCCGGTCGATTCTTCACGGCCGACCGCCGAGACACCGAGCATGTCGTCGAGTCCGCCGCCGTCGATGCCGACCTCGACCACGTCGCTGCGACGAATCAGCTCGTCGAGCGTCAACGTGCGATCGAGCGCGCCCGCCCAGAAGTCCGCGCCGACCCATCGGTCGGACCGCAATGCGAGGCCGATCTCGACGTTGAGATGCTTCGCCAGAAATCCGCACAGCGACTCCGCGCCGTCGTTCTGTGCTTTCGTGAACTCCCGCCTGAGATACGCGTCGTCGACCGATGCGCCCAGGTTCGGATTCGGGATGTAGAAGTACTCGGGCTCGAGGTGCTGCCGCGCCTCGATCATGGCCGGCGGGTACTCGTAGATCAGCGGCAGGAACTGCGGATCGACGATGCGCCCGTCGCGCACGTCGCGGGCGTACTGCAGTTTCTGCTTGAACACTCCCGCCGGCGGCTCGTCCGACTCCGTCGAGAGGTACACCACGAACCCCTCGGGGCGCGACGCCAGGCCGCCCGTCGCCTCGCGCAGCATGTTTTCGGCGTTCGGCCGCTTGCCGAAGAGCCACAGCTCATCAATCAGGATCGCGGTGGCTTTCTTGCCGCCGACCGTTTCGTTGTCGGCCGCGACCACTTTCAGCGTCGCCCGGGTCGCCCGGTGCGTGATCGTGCGAACGTGGTCTTGCACATGCAGGAGCTCCGAGAGTTCAGGGTCAGCGCGAACCATGTCGCGCGCCGGGTAATACGAGTTGTTCGCGATCTCGATCGTCGGCGCCAGGATCAGGAACTCGGCCGATTGACGCCAGTTGCGCAGCAGCGCCGTCATCATCACGCCGGCCGCGATGGTCGACTTGGCGTTCTTCTTCGCAACGCAGCAGAAAAACTCGGTAATGAGGCGCCGGCCGATCGCATGGTCGTAGGCGCCGAAGATCACATCGACGAGTTCCTGCGCCCAGTCGCGACAGATCTCGCCCATGACGGGCGACCCCGCCACATCCACGATCGGCAGCTGCCGGAAGATCTGCCGCGCCTTGGCCGCCTCGTCCGGATAGAGCGGCGGGGCGAGGATCAGCGGCTGCCGGGCGACAATCCGCGACTCCCAGTCCGGACAGGCCGTCGACCACTGCATGCGATCAGTTCATGCGCGGCGGCGGCTCGGGCGGGGCGAATCGTCCGCCGCCTTCCGCGACCGCACGCGCCGCGTCGTCCTTGTCCTTCTTCTTGCCCTGCTCGCCCGCCTTCGGATGCAGGTAGGGCGCAGCCGCGACGGCAATACGGTCGCGCCTGTTGGGCTCGACGCGAGGGTCGTTCATCACGGCGAGCATGTACTCGAGAGGCGTGCGTGACTCCATCACGACGTCACCCTGACCCGCGCTCATCGGTGGAGCGTCCCCTGCCGCACTACGAACCTTTTTGGGACGACCTGCGCCGACCCTAGCGCCACCACGTTTCATTGCCGAACGCCTCTAGGACTGAAAGCGACTGATTTCTGGACGCGGGATTTAACCTCCGCATGCCTGCGCGAGCGCTCCCGACGAGCGGCGGCAAGTGAAGGTCGAACGACCCCCCTGCCCTGCCTTGTCTGGTCAGTATCACGCGATGGTGTATTCGCGCAGCGTGCTCGGCACGATGTCGAAGAGCGGCGTGCCTGACTGCTCGGCCTGCGTCTTCTCGCCGTGACACTCGCGGCACAACGAGACGAGATTGTCATCGTCGTACGGAGCGCCGCCCTGGTCGAGCGGCCGCCAATGGTCAACGTCGACGGCCCGAACGATCTGCCCCCGGTGAGCGTGTCGCTGACACAACGGATCGCGTTCGAGCTTTTCGAGTCGAACGCGAAGCCAGCGCGCCGAATGGTGAATGCGTTTCGTGTACGCATTGACCTTGCCGCCTTGAGGGCGACCCTTGAGAGGAACGCCCAAGCGGGTGTCGAGCATCTTCACGACTTGCGCATCCGGGCACCGATGGGGTTGCCCTCCATGTCCCGCTCTACGTAGTCGTCATCGTCGCCCGCTATCGGCGTCTCCGACAGTGCCTGCAGTACGGCCTGGCTCTGCTTCAGGATCTGGCGATCCGTCCGCAGCAGCTCGCTCAGCATCCCGAGCGTCTGCAAGTGTGCGCTCGTCAGGCGCTCGATTGCGTCGACGATGGCCTTTGAGCTTGGCGAGATAGGCGCGGAGCTTGGCCTTTCTGCGTTCGCATCCAGCGCAGGACATGGCGGCTCGCTCACTGCAACGCGTACGTGAGGGTGAAGAGGAGCGCCATCATCACGAGCATCGTCACGCCGAGCGCGACCGCATCCAGCAGCCTCGGCTCGTACTGCAGTCGGGCGAGCAGACGTTTCACGAGGAACACTGCGCGCCGACGGTGGCGCCGGCAGGGATGGGCTTCAGGTTCTGCACGTCGTCGGGGCTCACGCCGTAGTAGTCCGGCGTATTGCCCGTGCGGTCCAGCAGCATCGGCTCAAAGCATGCAATGCCGACTGCCACGCTACCCGCATTGCCCGCGATCCACGGGCCTGCCGCGCCTTGCTTGATGAACACGGCCGAGATCGTCACCGTGACGAGCGTCGGCGGCTGCGGCCCGACGGCCGAGACGTTGGCGGTCGCTGTGAACGTGGCTGATGCACCGCCGCCTTGCGTGATCGTCTTCGAGACGAGCGGACTCGACATGGCGGAATCGTCGCCGTCAGACGCGGTCGACTTGACGCCGAAGTACCACGTGCCATTCGCGAGCGAGGCGATCACGGTGCCGGTGGCCGGTGCAGGCACGACGATGACCGTGCCGCTCTCAATCGTCGCAGCGCTCGCCGAGCGGTAGACCTTGTAGCTCGCAAGGTTCGTCAGGTTCGAGCCGTCGGTATTCTTGGTCGGCGGCGTCCAGGAGAGCGAGGCCGTGCCGGTGATCGCCTGGCCATCGTTGCAATTGAGATTGAAGGTGCGCGTGCCGGCTGCGAGCCCGCCCACGACCTCGCTACCTGAAGTGGCTTTCGTTCCTGACCAGTCGCCCGAAGCGCTGCAGGTGGCCGCACCCGCGATGTTCCATGCGACCGTGACCGCGAGCGGTGCCGGCCCGTTGTTCGGCGTGACGGTGAGCGTGCCGGTCGGCGTCGCCGCCTGCACGAGGAGCGGCAGCAACGCTGCGAGTAATGCGCAGAATCTCACGACAGGATGACTCCCGGAGGCAACGTGTCCGAAGTGAGCTGACGGCTGAAGACGAGCCGCTCAAACTTGGGCGCAGGGCCCCAACGGGCCGTTTGCTCGACCGCATTGATCGCCTCGTGGTCGACCATGTCCCAGTTCGGCGGATTGACGGGAAAGCCTTCGTAGGTGTTCCCGACGTCGATCGTCTCGGAGCGTTCCCACCACACGGGTTCGATGTTGTAGAGCCCTTCGATCCTCGACGGGCCGAAGCTCGAACCGGAGACGACGCGCGGATGCGTGCCATCGTCGCGCACCGGTGGCGTCAACCGCGTGCCCGGGCCGGTCAGCAACCGGAAATGGTTGTAGGCGATGACCTTCGTGAAGGGCTTGGCGCGCTGCGTCCAGAACGTCTCATCGAACCATTCCGCGCTCTTGTAGGGCGGACGGTCGGAGGCGTGAATCTCGCGCCTCGGACGCCAGCAGATCGCACCGTCGTCGAGCCCGGCTTCACCTGCGACCGCATCGGCCGGGCCGCGATAGAGCACGAGCGTGTTGTGATGAACCTGCGTGTCGGAGTCGGCAGGCACATCGATCAGCATCGCGGACTTGAGACCCCTGCAGAGGTCCGACTCATCCTGCACGGCCGACAGGTAGCTGTTCGCGATCCGGTTCGTGACGCAGGTCGACTTGAGGACCGAGCAGCCCTTCGAGCCGTACACCCGCAGGTTATCGACCCAGAGTGACCCGTTCGGGCGGCCGTGCACGTAGAACGCGTGTCGCGTGTTGCCGCGGCTGCCGCACTGGACGCTGTCGCAGTCCCAGATCCAGTAATTCCACGGATAGTTCGCCTCGGCGTTTGAGGTTCCGAAGGCGTTCTGATCCCCGACCGTGTCCGCGAGCCGGCACTGCGTCAGGTAGATATCGACCGAGGCGTAGTCGCGGTACGACTGCGACGTGATGCCGCAATTCGTCAGGTTCAGATTCTTGATGTACCAGGTCGCGAACTTCGCGAGCGCGAGCGAGTCCCCGACCAGCGTCGGCTTCGCATACCCGAGCAGGTACACGTCCTGATCCGGCCGCGTGCCGAGGAAGTAATCCTCGTTGGCGTACGGGCCGCTGCCCGAGATCAGGATGACGAGCGGGCGGCCCATGTGGAACGTCTTGCGGAAGTCGGCGAACTTGCCCGTAGACCACTTGGCGTTCCATTTGCCGGCGAGCTCCTCCGAGCCCTGGCCCCAGACGTGCGTCGGGACGATGGCGCTCGAATCAGCCTCGCCCGCAAGGTGGATTTCGGGCGGTCCCGTCACGCGAGCGTTACGGCGACCAGCAGTGCCCAGAGCAAGAGACCGCCTGCAAGGCCCGCCAGCAGCCCGCGGATCGTGTTTATGCCCTCGTCGTCTTCCACGGTCATGACCTCAAAAAAAAGCCGCCACGGTTGCCCGGGCGGCGATGTTTGTACGGGGAATGACTGACGCTGCCGCATATAGCACGGAGGAACGTCCTACAAACGTCAATTTGTCGCCGCGATGAATCCATTCAGGTACGCGCGCGCATCGCGCAGCCGTCGCCAGTACGTGTCGAGCGAGACCGCAAGCGCCGCGGCCTTGTATTCGATCGGCGCCTTCGCGACGTAGTGAACGTCCAGGATGTCCTTGAATTCCGGACTCCCCTTCCACCACGCATCGTTCACGATGCGCGGCATCTGGCCGGTGTA